AAATGAATTAGCTCTTGATGCAAACGTAACCATTACAGCAACAGAGAACGCTTCGGCAACCGGACCTTTGTCGGTAAGCAGTAGTTTCACCTTAACCGTAGAAGGTACATTGGTGATCATATGAGTACTCTAAAAGCAGATGCCGTAACCACGAAGTCAGATAATACCGACCTAACCATCACGGGCGGCGGTACGGGTGTCCCTAATCTGGAAAGTGGCTTTAAGGTTGGCGGGACCGTAGGTGTTCCTATCTCTGGGTTACGCGTGGGAACTGACGGCGAGCTAATCACATGGGACGCATCAGGTGACCCAGCGGCGGTAGCTGTCGGAACGGCGACTCATGTACTTACGTCAAATGGTGCTGGTGCTGCGCCGACATTTCAGGCTGCTGGGGGTGGTGGTGCTGCCGCATGGTATACAAACATCGCGGTCATCGATTACAGTACCGATAAATTCAATGGCGGCTCAGATGGCTCGGTTCCAGACACAACTAATAACGGCTCTGGAAGTTTCACTTACACCGTTCCAGCAACCTCGCTTTTCGTTATCGTAATCGGTGCTGGCGGAAACAGTCACAATGCCACTCAGGGCGGTACAACCAGCTTCGGGTCACACGTTACTGCAACGGGAGGCTTTGGATCGGGTGCGGTAACGTCCGGTTACGCAATGGGAGCGGGTGGCCTGGGTGCTAGTGGCGATATCAACTTGCGCGGTTCAATGGCTGGGTATAGTGCCGCAGGAAACCCGTCAGGTAACCCAGTGAATCAAGCGCCGATGTTTGGTGGCACAACGTATGGATACGGTGGTGGTGGTGGCTCAACTCATTATGGTTGGGGTGCTGCGGGCGGCTATGCACAGAAGCGCATCACCGGATTAACAATTGGCGCAACTGTAACCGTTACAATTCCAAATTTCGTTGCTGACGGCGGGTACGATAACACATACAAAAGCCACCAAGGTGGGCAAGGCGTTTGCCTTATAATGTATTGAGGACAATAAAATGAAAGCACTAATCCAAGAAAATAGGGTCTGCCAGATCGAGGAGAGCGAATTTCCCGTTGCACCATCCCTGACATGGGTAGATTGCTCAAACGATGTAGAAGCTGGCTGGACTTTTAACGGGTCAAGTTTCTCTGAGCCACCGGCTGCAACTGTTGATGATGTTCGGGGTCTTCGGAATGCCATGTTAGCAACCTCCGACTGGACTCAAATGACGGACACAGCCTTGTCGGATTCAAAGAACGCCGAATGGGCCATCTATCGCCAATCGCTAAGAGATTTACCCGCCTCTTATCCTGATATTACTTGGCCAGTGGCACCATCCAAAGAGGACTGATGGCATGAGTACAATCAAGGCAGACGGAATCGAAGCGTCCACCGGCACCAACACGGACCTTACGCTCGCCGGAAAAGGGACCGGGGTTCCTGATATCGCGGCTGGCTTTAAGGTTGGTGGAACTGCTGGTGTCCCCATTAACAATCTCCGCGTGGGAACCGACGGCGAGCTAATTACATGGGACGCCTCTGGTGACCCAGCAGCGGTGGCTGTCGGAACTGCTACCCATGTCCTTACATCCAATGGTGCTGGAGCCGCTCCGACGTTTCAGGCTGCTGGTGGTGGGGGAACTGCATTGATTAGTTCAATAAACGCCTCTGGTGCTGCAAGCGTTGATTTTGACAGCGGTCTGTCCTCCACCTATACAGGTTATATGCTTGTTGGGGTTGGCATCACGCCAGCAACTAATAATGCCCAACTTTGGCTGAGAGTCAGTTCTGATGGGGGGTCTAGTTGGGACGATGGAGCAAGTGACTATTCATGGGTTTCCAGCGGGCAGCTACCGGGCGGCGGAAGTAACAATGCCCTTTATGACTTTGCAGATACTAAGTATACTTTATCTGCGCGAACCAGTGATTCGGGTCTTTCCAACGCATCGACAGCTAATTCGTGTTTCACATGTATAATTTCCTTTCCCAGCGACACCACATTATATACATCTTTCCAATCTTACTGTGCGATGCATGGCGCAGCGAATGAATTTGGGCAACGCATTAACGCTGGTACTAGGTTATCTGCCAGCGCCATGGACTCTGTTCAGGTATTAGCGGAAAGTGGTAATATTACTGGTAGGTTTAATTTATATGGCCTAGCAAATAGCTGATAATTAAAGGAATAAATTATGGCAAGATTTGCTGCGACAACAAGGGGAAATATTCCCTATTCAGATGAACGTAATGCTCTCCGTGATGCCGAGGAAGCAGCTTTGGCTGCTGGGGCTGATGGCCGGGCTTTCGCTGCCCTGAGAGAAAAACGCGACCAGCTTCTGCACGACACCGACTGGTGGGCCTCAAGCGATCTGAGCATAACTGAAGATCAGACCACCTACCGCCAAGCCCTACGCGACCTACCAGCTAACACGGCAGACCCAGCCAACCCAACGTGGCCCGTGGCACCCGGAGCTTAGAGGAGAATTCAAGTGTCAACAGTCAAGACAGATGTCATCACGGCAGTCAGCACGAACGGTGACCTTAGCCTCGACGGGCTGGGAACTGGGGGCGTCAGTATTGCCAGCACCCTGAAGATGACCAAGGGTGGTGACATAGCTTCAGCTTCTCCGTTAGTGATCGATACGGACGGAAATTATTTCGACGTGACTGGAACGACAAGTTTCGCGGCCATGACTGTTGCAGCCGGTAACTTCTTCATGCTCCAGTTTGACGGCGCGCTGACGATCACCCACGGCTCTGGCATTGAGCTACCCGGTGCGGCCAACCTAACTACAGCCGCAGGTGACAGGCTCATATGCTACGCCACGGCGGCTAATACGGTCGAGGTTATGAATGTGGCGACAGAAGCGGCTGCTGCTGGTGGTGCTACAGACATTAACGGGCTGTCAGATGCCATCACAAAGGACTCTGGTAAAACAATCGGTCTTGGTACAGGCGCATTAGCCAACGATGACGGCAATGACCGGAAAAACACTGCTGTTGGCTATAATTCGCTTAATACCGTTACTACTGGTGACAGCAACATAGCGTTTGGGTATAACGCGCTTGCAAACAACACCACTGGTTATTCGAACCTGGCGGTGGGCTATCAAGCGCTTTATGACTGTACCACTGCTGTAATCAACGCAGCGGTTGGGTATAACGCGCTTGCAAACGACACCACTGGTCGTAACAACTACGCCTTTGGCCACTCTGCTCTTATCAACCTCACCACTGGTGAGCGGAACGTAGCGATGGGGGGGAATGCGCTGGGACAAGTCACCACAGGTGAAGACAACACAGCGATTGGCAATTACGCGGGCTATATAATCACAACAGGAAATAATAACACATCTTTAGGTTACTACGCATCGCCATCAGCAAACAATAGTATTAACCAAGTCACGTTGGGCAATGCTTCAGTTTCATCAATTCGTTGCCAAGTCCAAAGTATATCCTCACTTTCAGACAGGCGAGATAAAAAAGATATCAAAGAACTGCCAGTTGGATTGGACTTTATCAATGACTTAAAGCCTGTCAAGTTTGTCTGGGATATGCGTGATGGCGCTAAGAAGGGCGTTCAAGAGATTGGTTTTGTCGCGCAAGATTTGGATGAGTCACAAATCAATGCTGGTGCTGAAGATTATCTAAATCTTGTATTAAAAGATAATCCAGATAAATTAGAAGCATCTTATGGAAAGTTAGTTCCGATTTTAGTGAAGGCGGTCCAAGAACTTTCGGCTGAAGTTAATCATCTGAAAGAGAAACTAAATACTTAAAGAAAGGTTAATACAATGACTGAAACACCAGATGAGATTGCTCAACATTTTTCTGCAATGGATGATAGCGTCAATTTAATTGCGGCCATAGTGGAAGATGGTGCTAGGTTTGTTAATGATGATCCAGAGGGCGTTGATGGCGTAAAATTAAGGGTCACACGCAATACAGATCATTTAGAGATTCAAGCAGCTAAAGATTGGTACTCTGATTCAAGCAAGAGTAAAACTACCTATATCAACGCAGTTACTATTGGCAAGGCATACGTTGCTTAGCTGGATAGAATCATCGCCAAAAGTCAGTCGCCCGCATGGCTTATAAATGTGGCGAAGGCCCCCGCATGATTATAGGAGAAGCTAATGGCTTCTACATTCACGACTAATTTCGGCTTTGGCAGATGATCCAGGCAGCCATTAACGGTTTACAGTAGTATAATGTGTATAAGGCGGTAGCACCCCTTTACATATTCGTGATATATATTGTTGAGTGAGATTAAAGACACTTGCGATATAGAGTATCTTATCTCCATTCTTTCGCATTTCTCTAATCTTTTTGTTTCGTATTTTCAGCCGCTCGGCTTGACCACGAGTGCGCGGGCGGCTCTTAACTTTGAGTTTCTTGAACCAGTAATACAAAGTTCCATAAGGCACGTTTAGTTCTGCTGCGACTAGGTCAAGCGCCAAGCCAGAATAGTATAGTTTTTTGGCGCGCAGGAGGTCAAACGGTTGGATGCCGTTTCTTACTCTATAAGTCATTACTTCGACTCCAGTAGGATGATAAGTACTATAGGAGGACTTAAAGTGTCCCTTAAGCTGGTCGCTCTCACGGCTGCCTTTTTCGTGTATCTGACCGGGCCGGTCCAAGGCGCGGCAATGGTATGCGGTCCGCATGAGCAAATTGCGGCTCAATTATACCAGCGGTACGCCGAGGCGCCGATAGGCATGGGTCTGAGCCGGGACGGACTGGGGGTAACATTCTACGCCAGCGCCACTGGCACATGGACAATCGTGACTACTACTCGCGCCGGGCTATCATGCGTGCGGTCGGGTGGAACGCTTTGGCGGATCATTGAGCCGCAGGTTGAAGGGGAAAACACATGACGAAGTTTTCGATTGTGGCCGGATTGATATCGGCTGTTTTTGTTGGCGCCGCTGACGCCGCTTCGTCGTCGCAACTACAGACCAAGCCGTGTCAGACGACCATCGCCGAAGCGGTCGCGATGGCGCCGGCTGACGTGACCGAGGTCGATCTGACCGACGCGGACAAGGCGCGTCTGCTTCGGGCGTATCAGGGTGGGCGCTTGCGTCCGATTGACGAGGTCCGTGTGTTCCTTGTGCCGCGCGAGAATAAGATTTGGGTGGCCATTTTAAACAGCCGCGACGCATGTTTCGTGTTCCCTATGTATTGGCGCGACAAAGCATGGTTAGAGGGGGCGCTGGGGCGAGAGATTTTACCATGAAAGGTCTAAATATCTAATGCCCCTTACAAAGCTCCAGTTCAAACCGGGTATCAATACGGAGGTTACCTCCTATACCAATGAGAGGGGTTGGCGGGACTGTGACAAGATTCGTTTCAGGTTCGGTTTCCCTGAGAAGATGGGTGGCTGGGAGAAGTACTCCATCACTTCCTTTCTGGGGACAGCCCGGTACTTGCACGCATGGCTGGCCCTGGATGCCTCAGAGTACATGGCCGTTGGCACGCATTTGAAGTTCTACGTTGAAGAGGGTCTTGGATTTAACGACATCACGCCCCTTCGCACCACCACTACAGGGTCTGCTACTTTTTCGGCAGTGAACGGTTCCACCACCATCACTGTTACTGACAACGCCCACGGTGCAATCGCAGGAGATTACGTTACCTTTTCAGACGCTGTAAGTTTGGGAGGAAATATCACGGCGGCAGTATTGAATGCGGAATACGCAATTACGGAGGTTACGTCTGGCAATACCTATACATTTACAGCATCGGCAACTGCTAATGCCTCTGATACCGGGGATGGTGGAGCGAGCATCGTCGCTGCCTATCAAATCAACATTGGCATTGACACGGTGGTTGCAGGCAGTGGCTGGGGTGCCGGGACATGGAGCCGAGGCGCTTGGGGGTCAGCGGCATCAACAGTAGCGGGAGGAGCCTCTCTTCGTATCTGGAAGGGAGACAACTTCGGTGAAGATTTGGTGTTCAATATTAGAGACGGAGGCGTTTACTACTGGGACAAAAGTCTCAAGGCACCAACCTTCGGCAGAGCGGTGACCTTGTCTTCTTTGGATTCAAGCGCGCCAACCGTAGCTCGTCAGGTTTCGGTATCGGATAGGGACCGCCATGTCATCGCTTTCGGGTGTAATCCTTTAGGGAGCGTGGTTCAGGATAAGCTGCTTATTCGTTTTAGTGATCAGGAGTCTGCTACCTCGTGGGAGCCCACTACAACTAACTCCGCTGGTGATCTTCTCATTGGTAATGGATCAGAGATAGTGGCGGCGGTAGAGACGAGACGTGAACTGATTGTTATTACCGATGTCGGCGCTCACTCGATGCAGTTTATCGGGCCGCCATTCACCTTTGGTATCTCCCAGATTACTTCTGGCACTACCATCATGGGGCCGAATGCAGCGATAGCGGTTGGTGACAGTGTTTACTGGATGGGGAAAGACAGGTTCTACATCTACGATGGGCAGGTCAAGGCGTTGCCATGTGCAGTCAGGGATACAGTGTTTGATGATTTCAACACCTCCCAATTCTCCAAGGCTTATGCCGGAAGCAACACTGCCTTTGGTGAGATTATATTCTTTTATCCAAGTTCAGGGTCTACCACGAACGACCGCTATGTAGTTTACAATTACAATGAGTCGATTTGGTATTTTGGTACGTTGGATCGCACTGTGTGGCTGGATCGTGGGTTGAAGACTTATCCGGTTGCAAGTGGCACGAACAACTATCTGTACAACCAAGAGCTTGGTGTAGATGACGACGGCAGTGCGATGACTGCCTATATAGAATCCTCTCCCACGGGGTTTGAGGCGGGGGAAGATTATCTTTTTATCCGTCGTTTGATCCCTGATATTGACTTTAGCCAGTCTGATGCGTCCGCCTCCAAGGAGGCGGTGTTTACGATCAAGACGCAGCGCTTCCCCGGTACTGGCTTCGTTGGCTCCATTGCCTCGACCGTCACCAATACTACCGAACAGAGCTTCATCAGAGCGCGGGGTAGATCGTTTGGGCTGAGAGTCGAGAGTACTGGCCTTGGTGTTGGTTGGCGTCTTGGGTCTTCAAGGATAGACGTAAGAGCGGATGGACAGCGATGACAATCAGTAGATCACTTGTACCGCCTCAGTTTGCTATCCCGCCATCGGAGTATAGTCAGCATTATTTCGCTGATGTCACCAGAGCTTTCTCCGTGTTTGTTCTTCAGTTACAGCAACCGGGAGAAGGCCGCGCGACCACGATGACATTAACTGATCTTCCTGCCAATGATACTGGTCTGGAAGAGGGGGCTTTGTTTATGGTGGAGGGCTTCGTGAAGATAACGAGGTTGGCTTACCCCAACCCCGCAGGGACTACCAGTACCGCTGCTGTCGGCGCGGTGACTGTTGTGATTACTTAGGAGAGGCCAATGCCTGTTGTTCAGACTCCGATCCCTGGAGATCAGCTTGCTAATATGAACGAGCAAATGCGTGCAGTGGCAGGCGCTCTTCCTGCTGCGCCTGTTATTCCACCTGAGATGTTGCAACAAGCCGGGGCTGTTACCCCCGAACAAGAGCTTGCGAGGTTAACAAGCATAATGAATGCTCCTTTCCAATCTGAAATGCCTGTTGTCTCAATGGCTCGGGGCCAATCTGAAATGCCTGTTGTCTCAATGGCTCGGGGCGGATTCCCGACAGTTGGCCCCTTGGCCGGGGCCGACCTCTATGGCGCGTCTCCTTATGCGAGTGGTCTAGGTGCCACCGGATATGTTGGCATGAATACGGGCGGCTTGTCCACATGACACAGGATGAAGTGAATGCGATGAACGCATTGGCTGCGTCTGGTATTGGTGGTCTTCGCGCCAACGGGATGGCCATTAACCCTGAGACAGGCTTACCTGAAGCAGGTATCTTCAAAGACCTTCTTCCCGCATTAGTCGGTCTTGGCTTAACCTTTGCTAGTGGTGGCGCGCTATCGCCGTGGCTTATCGGTGGTGCTGCTGGTCTAACCAGTATGGCTACTACAGGAGGCGACCTTGGCCGTTCCATACTTGCTGGTTTAGGTGCAGGGTTTGGGGCTAGTTTGGCTCAGGCTGGTGCTGGGGCAGCGGCTTCGGAAGCTGCTAATCTTAGTACTGGTGGTTTAACGGCAGCGAATGCGCCTCAGTTAGTTGAGAGTGGCATTTCAACATTGCCAGCGCAAACTTTGCAGTCTGCTCCATACTTATCAGGAGTTCCGCAAGCAGCCAGTTTTGGTGTGTTTCCGGGTTTTGATCCTAGTGTGGTAGCGCAGGCAGATTTAGGGCGGTTCCTTCCTACTGGAGGGCAGCAGTTTAGCGAGGCAGCGACACAACAGTTCGGGCGAGATGTTGGGGCTAGTTTATTTCAGGCGTCGGCGCAGGAGGCTCCAGCCGCAGGAAGAGAGTTAATGGCTCAAGGTCTTGGTATGTGGGGAACTCCCGCAGTCCCGTGGTCAGAAGTAGCAATGAAATTAGCGCCGGGTGCTATGAGTTTAGCTGATGCTGGGGGTCTATTCGACCCACCTGAGACAGACTGGGGCAAGGATACAGGGATAGGAGGCTATGACTATCAAGGCCCGTATCTTCCCGATTCACGGACCCCCGTGGCACCACCTGAAGGATTTCAACCAGGCATTGACCCGCAGTTCCCGTACTTCTCTTATGCGAACAAGGGCGGCTATGTAGGCGGTCTGCCGACAATCAGGGCGCAGTCTGGGTACGAGCCGTATGATATGCCGCGCAATCAACAACAGCCGCAACCGCAGCAACCGGGGTCTCCGGTTTTTAATCAGTTAGCAATGATGGGTGCTTTAGGCCAACCGCCGGCTGCCACACCGTTTGGTCAAGCCCTACAGAGGCCACAACTCAAACAACCACTGCCTTTTTATACTTCTAGCATTCCTGAAGGTAAGCTGCCGGTACGGCGGGGACGAACAGCGATGGCTGCTCATGGTGGCCCTGTTGGTAATCTCGTAGACCCCCAGTACCGCTGGTCTGATACACCTGATCCTATGATGAGAGAGCAGGTCTATCGCAGAGCCAATGGTGGTCTGGCGGGCATCGATCC